GCGTATTGTTGATATAGATATAAACTGCTGTTCTACTAAGTTGAGTTAAATTAAATTTTGTATTCAGTGCAAAGGTCGTGATTTCTGTGTCTTCTACAATGTATTCTTTGAGATTGTAGGCGCCACTACCTACCATGTCAGAATCTGCAAACGCATCTTTTTGTGTTTTAATTTTGGACATAGTGGCCAATATATCATCAACAAATTCAACAGGATCTAGATTGTATGTGGCAGTTTCAGCAAATTTAATAAAGTTATTTTTAAATTCTGTATAAGATTTTTTTGCAAATTGAATAGATTTAATAATGTTTACGTGCTTGTCGCACAGCAACATTATTGCTGTAGGTGTAATTCCCGAATGTTTTAAAAATCTTCGTGCTAGATTTTGATACCCAGTAAGATCTCTCAAATTGCTCACACCTGGATATGCACCGCTGAATTGTTCGAATAGGTCTATTGCTGTTGAAACATGGTCAACTGCCTGTCCTAGAGTAAATGTTTTTACTTCTCCGTTTAACGGATTTTTTTCAAGTCCTACTGGAATCTCATAATATCCTAGATGAGGATCTGCATCTGCAAAAACCTTAACTGTAACAATGTCATTTATTTTAAAACTATTAGGAAACGTAAAAATATTTTGATTTCTAGTGTAGCTTCCAGAATATTTTATTCCATTAATGTAGATTAAAATTTTGGAAATTTCACTGTCTTGAACGTCTGTCCATTTGATTCCATTGCTGACGATTCGTGTTGAAACTTCAGCAACTGTGGTACTGTAAATTACCGGCTGTAAATATGTTCGATCAGATTTAAGCCATCCGTTAGCATAACTTCCGGTATGTGTAAATTTGTAATAACCTTGTCTTATAGTTTTAAAAAATACTTCTTTACTAGAGTGATAATCAAATGTATCTACATCCCAATCAAAATTAAATTCAATATCCCCTACATTGTTGATGTTTAGATAACTTAGACTAAATCCTAATTCTTTATCAATAACACTGTTTCCGACTTTATAACTTACTAGTTTAGTTCCTAAGAAACTGCTAACAGGATATGTATCCATGTCTCCGTAACTGACACCATTATCATCAAATACATCAAATAACGGACTTTGATTTACTGCGGTTTTCTTTTGACTGGGAACCCAAGATGTACCGGTAAAGTGGTACATTATTCCTTTGTTTAGTAAACCTCGTCTAACAAACACTCCGTCACCAATGGTAGAAGTTGCGTCGACAGTTTCTACCAAATTGATTTGTCTACGATTGTTGTGAATTATAAAGTTCACTGTATAAATTCTATTGTTGGCTAGTGTATCAGTATCTGCTGTGACCAATAGTCTAGCACCATTAAATAATTCTTCCCCGTCAATGTTGTATCCAATACTGCCTTCTATGGTTGAAAACACGTCGGTGGTAAAGGTGTCAACAAAATCAACTGGAGTTTTTGCTAGACTGCCGTGATTGAATAACTGTAGGTTTGAAGTAAATTCAATGATAGGTCTTTTGGCTCGAGCTGTTTCCATTGAGTCAAACTCGCTGTTGTTGAGGGAGTGTGCTTGTTCTAGAACTGATCTGTGAAACCATCTATTGTATCTGCTCCAAGGATTTGAATCTTGACTGGCTCTATTAATTGTAATGTAGTCTTTTGATTCTGGATATGTGGCCGCATCATCAAAAGGCTCTGTATCAAATCCGCCGTCGTCAAACAACACTTCTAAACTTGTTGTGCTAAGAGTTGGAGGGGACAAGTCTTGAAATCTTATTAACCTAATAGATTCTCCAACACCTTCTATTACCCAAGTGTCTGTGGAATATTTTGTAGGCGTCACTTGACCAGAAAATCTAACTTTCATACCGTTGGTAAATGTAATAGCGTTACTACTGACATATGTGGCTTTGCCAACAACTTCATTAGTAATATCTATTTTGGTATTTGATTCAATATCAGCAATAAGGAACCTGCCAAATCTATTGATGTCTGTGGCGCTTTGATAAAACAACACATCAGGTGCATCGAAAGGCACAGTAAAAGTCAAGGTGCCATTGGTTGCGCCTTGACCGGTGATTCCTGTATTATAGTCTAATGCAGTGGCCTGACTAGCTGCTTCAACATATTCCCAATCCTGGCTGTCTTCATCTATGGTGCTTCCATCAGTGATTGCAATAAAAGTTTTGGCTTTCCATAACTTGTTGTTGAATACAGCAAATTGACCTTGTTGATATGGTAGATAAGGTTTGTAAACTAATGACCCTGTATCATAAGCAGTTTTAATAACAAAACCCTCACCCGGCGCATTGACTTGAAACTTGTATGTTTGTCCTCTATAGAGTGTGAGGGTGGGATTCAATGATAGTCCGTCTGGGAAGAATATCCAAGACGATCCTACTCCTAATCTTACTCTATATGTGCTGGTTATAGACTGTTGTTGTCCGAATATCGTGATAGGCGGGGGACCATCTGGTACCCAATAATATTCACGGAAATTTACAAACTTGTCCCAATCAATTGGTGGATTCCAAGAATAATGATCTTGATCTGTGATTAGATCATCTCTTTCTAGATGGTTACCAAAAAACTTTAATTGATTTTTAAAATCAATATAATCATAAAAATTTTCTACTTTATCTTTGTCTTTGACTGTGACGCCAGGTTCTAATTGATATCTACTTCTAAGAGTTGCATCTGTGTCTAAGTATACATCCGAACCATTATAAGTTTTACCGTATCTACGACCTACATAGCCAACTGTTTTAGATAATGTGCCAGGTTGAACCAATGGATCAACAACTGCAGACATAAATTTTGCATTGGTTTCGGTCTGAAAGACTTCTGGTAGGAGTTCTACAGTTCTACGAATCGGTAACTGACTTTGAGGGAAAATATCTTTTGCCATAATCTTATTGTGTTGAGTTTACTATAGATGCTACTTCTGCACGTATTTCAACCGCGGTAATTGCTGTAACAATCACGATATCATCTACTGTTGCGCCGCTGATAAAAATTTCTTCTGGTTGACTTTGTATTTCAAATAGACTACCGAATGTTTGATCTGGTTGTCTAGGTACAATCACAAGATTACTGACGTCCGGTGCAACTTCGTTAGTGATGTATGTAATTAATTCTCCTAGGTAAAATCTGTCTCCAAAATCCCAATTGTTAATATCAAAGAAACTGGTGATTGCAGTGACTATTCTTACCTTTAGATCATTGTCGTTAATTGTTTTATAGGGATTTTTAACTACTTTGAATTGTGCTTGAAGTTTAGGATCTGCCGTGCTTCCAAATAAAATTTTGTAATTCACAGGATGATAGATTAGTTCATCACTAATAGATTTAATTAAATTCAACTGTTTACCAAATGCTATTCTCAATGCGTCACTGGTCGGAACTTCGGGTTGGCTTATGGCGCCCGATATATACTTTCTAAATTCAGTATCGTAGGTTCTTGTTAAAAGAAAAATATCCATTATATTACTTACACTAGGATCTATTCTTCGATCAATGTTGGCATTGTGAATATATTGAAATTTGAGGTCTGCTCGACCTATCACTGCTTTGTAATCAGATTCGATTATCAATGTGTTAGTGCCTAGATCAACACGCTTTATTCTGTTTTCATTACTGGCATAAAAATAAATTAATTGACCGTTGGCATAATCAGAAATAATGATATTACTTTCAGTTTGTCTAATTAGGATAGTGTCATTGACGTTATCAACATAAGAGTAGGTTGTGTACCCGGAAGCATCTGTTGTTTTATAAAAAAACAAGTATTTTAGATCTAGATCTTGGCCAACTATCTGTTCAAACGAATCAGGATTGTCAATAACGCCATCGTCGTCACTATCAGCAAATGACAGTTTTATTTCATTGGCGCTTTGATAACCATCTTCAAATTTAATTACATCACTAACTTCAAATGTTTTGTCATTTTTTAATGCAGTAATCAACCCATTGTCGGCATTGATGCCAAGAATGTTAACTTTGTCTTTAACTGCTTTTCCAGTTTTTCTATCAAAGGTTTTTTGATTTACATCAAAATAAAATCTGTTCTGTTCTAGACTTCTAAAAATATAATCTAGTCCTCTAATTCTTACATTGTAACTGTCTGCTTGTCTAACAAACGCTATAATCCAGGCAGTGTCTAGATTACTGTTAGTAGTGTCTCCAGCACGACCTAGACTGAAATCATTTAATAGATCAATGTTTGCAGATGTAATAATTTTCCAAGAACTTTCTATAGACTCATATCTTAGGCCAAAATTCACATTTAAACTGATGAGATTGGTCATTTCATTTTCTAGAGCCGTTGGCAAGTTGTTGATGAATCTAGGAACGATCCGTGTTGCAATTGCTCCGCTAGGTACAACATCATTAAACACAATAGGGCCAAGTCCGTTGGCCAGTGCTCCACGGCCGGCATTGGTTCCATCTCCTGTAATCTTAACAACCTTGACCCAAATTCTATCTGTTTGTTCTACATCTGCGGCACTGATGTTGACAATTGCACCCTTTTTAAAGGCCTTACCTGCAGGAGGTTCAAATTTAATTAGTGCTCCCGCAAACACATATTTCAAAGAGTTAGTGGTATATGTTCCAACTTTGAACAATGATTGATCTATGTTGTTGATAAAATAACCTGTGGATGAATTTACATCGTTGGTGGTCTGTGTCCAAAGTGTATTTGCATCTGTGAATTGTATTTTTGTAAAGTTTGTTAGATAAAAATTATACACATCTGTGTTGGTCAACAGGGGTTCTATGTTGTTTCTAATGTAATTTATTATATCAATTCTATTAGTATACTTAAAAGACTCTGTTCTTTCTGTTTGTTCTTTGTATATTACTCCATCGTCTGCGAAAACATTTACACTTGAGTATTTTCCGCTGGCATCTATTACATCAAAATTTCTACTGATGCCGCTGCTGGTTCGATTAATAGCTTTGACCTTTAAAATATCTTGGCTGCTAGACAATGGAGCTAGATTATAATCTTCTCCGGTGATCATGCGATTCTGTGTGTAATAAATTGCAGGAGCGCGAGATTTGATACTGTCAATGTCTTCTGAAGCTGTTGCAGTGCTGATGGTATATTTCAAACTACAACTGATTAATAATTCGTGTCTTGCGCCTGCTTTGTTTATGTAAGGCACAGAGATATTAATTGCTCGCATTTCAGCGGGACTAACTGTGTAGCTTATACCGTTGCTGACTCTATAGTATGCTTTGAAAGCTCCTTGAGGCAAGTTGCCATAGGTACCATCTGCAAATACCAAATCAATTTTATCATCTTCTTTGGTAATCACACTATAGATATTTCTTATGTTTGAATTGATACTGTTGTAGGCAATGTTGCTGCCTGTAATACTGCTGACTTTGGTCCATTCAGATGCCTGTGTACCGTCTGAATTTGTGGCAAACAACCAAACATCTGAATCATTAATTCCAGTAACATCAACAGAAACCACTTCGTTGGTGGTAGGAACATCAACGCTAAAATCAGTTAATTCTAGACTGCCCTGTTTCAACAACATAAAAAATCCAGTGTTAGCACTGGCACTGCCTTTGCCGTCTTGTCTATAGATAAATCCCAATTGACTGCCCGGAATAGGCGGTTCTTCATAATAATCTTCTGCGCCGACAAAGCTGGTACTTACTAGTTCAAACGGCATCTTTCTACTGGCTACTATTTTTTCAAAGTTAAAAATTGGCACATCTGTAAAGTTGGATCTAAATCTATACTGTTGTGAGTCAATGCCTTGAATTGTGTCTGTACCTTGGCTTCTACCAAATTCAGTATTGTCTGCCATTGCAGAATTCATAACTAGAATAAATTGCTCTAGCCAGTTTGAATTAGTAGGATCATTCCAAATAATTGTTTGGCTGGCAAGATTCTTGTTGTTGCTGTCTAGCACACCTTCTGTGGTAGACACTGTGTCAAATTTAATTAATCCCTGTGCAGGAATGTTTCTTCTGCTGTTGTAAGAAATCAGTCGTGATAGTCTCAGCACAGATTCTTTGGTTTCAGCTAGTTCTAAAAAGTTTTCTCTGCTGGCAAGATCAGTACGGAAGGCTAGACTCTGTCCTAAAAATGCAACTGCATCTATCAGTGCTAGATATTCCGAACTTTCGATGTAATCGTTGAAATCTTCTGGGTAATTTTCACGAAGATAGGTAATAATAACTCTACGCAGATTTTCAAAATCATAGCTTTTAAAGTCAGCATTTTTAAAGGTCTGATAAATTCTTTTCCAGTCCTGGTTTAAAATTAAATTGTTCTGTCGAGACGTAGTGGTCATTTTCTTTCCCTATACTGATATTTATCGTAAAAATAAAATGCGCATTTTATGTTATTGTGTTATCTCTATCAAAATTCAAACGCAGTGTATCAGTGATATCAAATGGAAGTATCACTATTTCTGCTTCTATACGTATGCCTTGTTGTGTGCTGTCGATAGACACAGAATTTACTTTAACCCGTTTATCAAAATTAATAATTTCTTCAACATCTTTGGCAATTGCTGCTTTTATTTCTGGAGTAAAATTTTCAAATAATGTATCCCAGATAATTGTTCCAAATTTAGGATTTTCTAGTTTTTCACCCTTTCTGATATAAAAATGATTGATGAGATCTTGTTTGATCAATTCTGCATCATATAGCTTGTAGTTTCGTTTGAATTCTTTAGAACTGAATCCTCTGTATCGAAAGTTGCCAGCATTTGCATTTCCTATACTGGCTTTATTTTTTGCAATGACTTTGTTGGTGTATATTTTTGCCATAATTTATTTCCTTAGAACGGAGTATCGCTTGGTTTTTTGTATTTGCGCCAATCGCCGGGTGGGGTTCGCATACTGGTACTTTCGCCTTCGTAACGACCGTCAACGTCTCGATCTGTTAGATCTGGTTTGACTTTTGTGGCGTCTAAATTTTCGTGGAAGGGATACGGCTCAGCTGTGGGCATTCTTCTTACTATAACTGCTTTGTCCACATCATCTTCGTTGGGGGCTGAAAGATCAGGGAGGCTGTGAGTTTTTAATATTTTTGGTAATTCTGCCGTTTCTGCCGCTGCCGCACCTGGGCCGTTCATATGAATCTGGGGGGCAGTTTCTACAATATTGCCGCCAGCTTTTGTTTCGTTAGATCCACCCGAAGTGTTCTTGATACTGCCGCTAACATTAATATTACTGTCCCCAGTAACTGTCATTTTATGGCCAGCGCCAATTGTTTCATCTAGAGACGACTTAACCTGTATTTTTTGATTAGCATCTACAATTAAAATATGATCTTTCACTACGTGAGTGTGCATTTCTCCGGCTACTTTTAAATTAAAATTGCGGCCAACTTCTAGATTGAAATCTCTATCGGCAACAAAATTAAAATCTTGTTTGGTTCTAATGTTAAT